AGCAACACAAACATCAAGGCACATCTCGCGGCAAATTTTATTCTTGTGTGTATCATGCTTGCAGACCCACCGCTTGCGCTGTTCCCGAACGTCCGCCCCGATTTTTCCGATAGGGTCGCCGCCTTCGCGCATGTATATGATGCACGGGAAATGATACTCACCGGCAACGGCCATATCATCCAGAGCCAGCCAACAGGCGTTTGCATCCTTATCTGCAATTCCGCGCAAGGGGAAGCCCTGCTGCGTGTTCTTGATTCGGTATTTCAGAATGCGGTACTTTGCCTTTACGTCTTCCGGTAAAGCCACCAAATCGTTCAGTGCCTTATTGTACTGTGCTGCCGGAATGATGCGAATGTCCGACACTCCCAACGAATCAGCAAACATCACAGCATTAACGCAATCGTGGACGTTCTTTTCGGTGAAGACCATTCCCACCGTGACATAAGTTTGCGTTGAAAGGTATCGTATGTTTTCAACAACATGATCCCAACTCCCGCAGACACCGCCTGCCATGTCCTCGCCTATCGAACAGCATCCACTATCCAGCGAAATAGAAAAGTCGTTTACCCCGGCATTCAAAAGTTGATTGTAAACGGACCAATCCGCAGAACCATTTGATGAAACCGCAATATGCTCCACGCCTGCCATGCGGCATTTTTCAACCAGTTCGGCCAACCCCTTGTAAAGCGTCGGTTCCCCGCCGGAAAAGCGCACGTTCTTCAATCCCTGTGAAATCCACAGGTCTAAAATTCTGTGCGCTTCGGAAATCGGCATATCGCCTTTCAGGTCAGAACGCAGTCCGCGACAGTATACGCACTTGAAGTTACAGCGATCAGTCAAGATCAATTCGCACCGTTGCAGATCACTTGTTGCCGAAGAGCACAATGCACGGTCGTTCGATAATGTATAAAAGCCTATCTCTTCCAGCTTCATCCTTATTCCTTCCCGCGAAGTCTAACAAAACGCTCCACAAAGACTTCGCTTCGCTCAGCTTGTGAACTAAGCGTTATCCCCACTGTTCCGCCATCGCCTTTGCTATTCCAGCGAATGTGCGCGAACACTCTTTCCATCTGTCCGGTCCCGGCGCTGCATGGTGTACCCGACCGCCGCCCCTATCATTTATCCGGCTTCAGGTTGAAACGCTCCGAAAGCTTTTCTGAGTTCGTAGGCTGTTGCTTATCGGCGCCGAAGAGCGATTCAACCGTGATTTCCCCTTCTTTGAGAGCGTTGTATACTCCCAGGAGTTCGTCGAGATCGTCATGGGTAAAGTCCTTTACCTTCTTGCCGCCCCGAATGCGTTCCACTCCCGCCTCGTCTATGCCGAACTTCTGAAACGCCTGGACCATCTTCTTGCGGCGCTCATCCGGGGGTTCCTGGGTAAGCAATGCCCGGACCTTCTTCTCGTATTCTGCCTTGAGTCCCGCCGGCAGGGACCTAAGGATAGTTTCCCGAAGGAGTTTGCTTTTGTGCGCCGCAATCACGATGTCGAAGCGCGAGGGGTTATGCCGGACGATCTGTCCCTGCTTTGTCCGATAGGTCTTTGATACCCGCATCGGCATGACGTGCCGGGTATTCGTCTCGTAGTCAAGCCAGATTCCGGCGAGGATGGCGTAGTCGTCCGTTTCCTCGGCAATTTCGCAGGCGTAGGCGCTGTTCGACCACCGGTTCGCCAGGGACTCGGCGGCCCTGATGGAAAGCCCGGAGGCGAAAGTTTCCTTGCCTGTCTCGTCTTTACCGACCGGCTTTGAATACAGGGCCTCCCGGGCAAGGGACGGATAGATGTCCAACTCATCGAGCGAGCGCCTGAGAATGTCCCGCTCGTCCCGCGGCCTTTGAATTGCCACGGTCATCTGGGTGGTATTTTCCAGGCGCACCAGCGTTGATCCCTGGGCCACCAACTGTTCACCCGGAGTCATTATTTCCCCTTCTTTCGGTTCATTATTCATTGCTCATCCCCCCCCTTAATTTCTCCATCCTCGATGTAGACCCCGACCGTTCCGGTCTCATCCACCATCTCTATCCAGAGTTGATAGTCCTTTTCCTTCACCATATCGGACAAAAGCTTTAGATGCGCCGAATCCAGGAGCGAACCGTTATTGATCCGGAGTATTTTCAGCCTCGGGTTCATCGCCATGGCAATCGCGGCCGAGACGACAAGACGTTCCTCATCCGAGGCCTGGGTAAACGGTAGATCCTTATAGGTCACGCCGGTCTCGGTAAATCCCAGGCCGGGGACCGGGAAAACTGCGGTTCGTATGGCCTTGTCTTTTTTCGCCTGCATGGCGGCGAGAGCTGAGGTCATGGCGTTGGATTTACGCTCGGCAGCCTCGCATTCCTTGCGTTTAGCGTCCCGGTTTTTCATTTGGCGCACGAGAACATTGATTTTACCTGCGCGTTCTATGCGGTCCTCATATCCGGCGAGGTCCGGGTCAATGAGTTTTTCCACGTCGCTGCGGAGCACGTTAACCATGTTATGTTGAGACATGATCAATTCTTTCTGCGAAGCGATTTCCTTTTGCTTGTTGTATATCTTTTGATTTAATTCTTCCATCTGGCCCAGAAAGTCGGATAGGGTTTTTTCATTCTCCACCTGGATGCGCTCCATGTAGGCGAGCATTTCCCGGGCCGTCCCCAGATCGGCGCGTTTTCCCTGGTTCTCGGTCACCTGCGCTTGGGCCCCCCGCATCTCCTTGACAATCTCTCCGGGGTCGATTTCCTCGTGGGGGATCGCGCCTGTCCCGGCGGGTATCCTGGAAAACGCCTCGACTTCATATTGCAGGCGGTCTACTTCCCGATTCACGTCCCGGCGTTCATCGTAGATTTTCTGATACTCAGTGTGCCAGGCATTCAAATCTATGCCGAGGTTCACGAGACGTAGCAGGGTATCTCGCTGCTCCTTTTCACTCATCGTGGCGAAAGCCAGGGGATCAAAGGTCAACTGTCCAATCAATCGGTCAAGAACCGACTGGGGAGAACTGAATGATGCCCCCTCTTTATTTTCAACCTTCAGGTATGTCCCCGACTTTGTCCAGGTGCGGGTGATGATGATGTCGTCGAGTTCAATCTTCACGAGTGCCTTTTCCTCGCCCCGGCGGATCGGTTCTTTGAGGCCCTTCTGCGCGTCAGCGCCGCCGAGGGCGGTCCAGATGGCGTCGAGGATGCTGCTTTTCCCCTGCTCATTTCTTCCGGATATGACTACGGTATTTCCCTCGGGTGTTATCTCCACGGCTTTCAGACGCTTGAAATTTTCAGCTTTGAATTTGATGATTTTCACGACATGGCCTCCTGTAGATACTTCGGTAACATCAATATGTCGGCCCCTGCCGTCTTGTAATTAGGCCAGGAATTTCGCTCACGGCACCCGGCCTCTACCCGCAAGAGGCGATGGAATTCATTCCGTCCGTAGTCTATGAATGAATCGTCGAAGATATATACTTCCGTCCTGGAGGGTGGTTCTTTCTCCACGGCGATATGGGCCATGATGTCAAACTCATGGCCGAGAGCAATTCTGGCGCCTTCAATGTACATTGAGGCAGAGAGGTAATAGCCGTAATTTACCGCGGCATTTCGGTAAACGTGGCTTTCTACGTTATCTGCCGTCTTTACATCTATAATCGTTCGCTTATCGCCGTCATCCGGCAGGTGATCGAACCGCGCCTTACACAAAAGGCCGGTTTCTTTGTCTTGCCAGACGACCGTGACTTCCGAAGATCCCTCTTTCAGAAGTTCCCTGGCCGTGGGATGAGCTCGTACAGCCTCAATCATATCCATGATTCGCGATGCCTCTTCCTCCTTGAGCAGCACCTTCCCCAGATTGGCGGCCTGAAAGTCGGCCCAGGTATTTTTCCCGGCAGTTGTGCGTTTATCAACCGTGGGGGCCACTACATACTGGTCATAGAATAGAGATGGTTCCAGGATCGCGGTATGAAACGCCCGTCCGAAAATAGTGGCCGGCGTATCGGGCGGCTCGACCTTCGCATAGGCCGGACAATGGTCCAGGCGCTTCAGGTAGCTGCTGTTTACTGCATCTATTTTCCGGTAATCGGGAAACGATATGTTATGATACACGCCTGGCTTGTCGGGTACGAAAGATTCCATGAAGCACCTCCCTGAACGATTTTTTATTTCGGTTTACCGACTTCGCCCATTCCGCAAAATCGGTGAATGCCATATCACACTGCTGGCAACGGTAAATCGTGACTTCCGTCCAGACCTCTCCGAGCCAGGAGGAGGAATAGGCGGCAGGAACAAATGTTCCCCCGCAGCGGCAGATTTTTTTACGGCTGAGAATCTTCAAGTGATTCCTTCTTCCGGCTTCCTTTCCAACATACACATCGAGCCTGCTGCGCTTCGCTTGAGGCTCATGCGCTGGTTATCCCCACTGTTCCGCCATCGCCTTTGCTATCCCGGCGAATGTGCGTGAACGCTCTTTCCATCTATCCGGACCCGGCGCTGCATGGTGTACCCGACCGCGTTCTTTTGCCGCCATGCTTTTCATTTGTTCCCGCAGGTCCGTTGTCGGTTCCAATATCGGCAGTCCCTTCAACCACAAATGCGTTTCTTTCATTTCCGGGTGTCCGAACTGCCACGGCTGAATAATCTGGTCGGGCTTTCTTATCCTGGAAACAACACCCTTCGGGTTTTCAATACAGATTTTTGGAATGTCCGCATTCATCAACGCTTGAACAAATGCAAGCGCTTTTTCCCGTTCCGCTTTCCTCTCGGGTCGCTCCGTCATCCAGCGGTTTCCACTCACGGCCAGAAACGTACACGGCGGGTGTGCAATCATCATGTCGAAGGTTTGCATTTTGATAAACTTCAAAACATCACCCTGCCAGTGCTCGCCCTCGGGCCGCTCCGTCGGCAACAGGTCACACGATATCGCTACATGCCCGCGTGCTGAGAACGCATCGCGTACTATTCCGCTGAACTCACATGCAATCAAAATCTTCAAATCAACCTCCTCCGAAGGGGATAACAATCGAATCCACTACGACGCCGCTTCGCGTCGCGTGTGATTCGGTCGTTAAATCGAAATAGGAACTAAAACACTTTCCATGCTACCGACTGCATCACGCTCTGTATCCCATTCGTGAATTTGTCCGCAATGAATACAGAATTGCAGTTTCCGACGCTTAGGGTCGCCGTCCTGCTTCCCGACATAGGGACGTAGATCAACACGAGCACAGCACTCACGCTCAATTGTTTCTTTTATCTTCAAACCGAACCTCCGATTTAACCAGTCAGTCCAGCCGTCCAAAAAGGACGGCGGCTGACTTCCGCGTTAGTCCATCATTTCTGCCATCGGCGTTGCATCGGCAATGCGATATTGCAGCTTGTTCTTGGGCGGCTTCCGGTCAACTTCTTTTTCGGCCTCAATGCCTATCCTCGCGTTTTCACGGTTCTTAAATACGAGCAATTGTCCAAACCGATTTGTGAGGTCCATCCAAGAACCGTTCTTTGCCATGAATTGAAGTTTCAACATATTCGTTTCTCCTTTTTGAAATATGGACTAACCATCGTATCGACGGGTCGCAAGACCCGCGCCCGTATGACGGGCGTTATGCGTCCTTATTTGATTTCAATAATGGATATACTTCCTTAAGTTGCTCCTTGCATTCATCAAGTGTCAGTTCTATTTTAGGAGGAGTCCATCCCATAATTTTTAATGTTTTACGCAGACGATCATCTCTCAATTCCCACATTGCGCTTGGCCCTAAAATCTTATGGTCAACCTTAGTGCTGATCTTAATGGTCTGATCTGAAACTGAGATTGTTACAACGATTTCATTATCATCTATCATCTTAAATCCTCCCGACGAGGACGCATAACCATAGCGTCAACTCCGGCTGCGCTTCGCTTGCGGGTTACGCAAGCATTAATGCCTCTCAAAATAAGCGATTATCATTGACATAATGAGCCAAAACAAAGAGATTATTTGACATACTATTGAAAACGGAATTGCTTTCATTTTTCCTTTCCGAATGACCGGATTAACCAGTCATTCGACCGCACAAGGGCGGTCAATTCCGCATTATAATTTCGTCCTTGCTGAATCGGCATACTCCCAACCCATACGGGCCGCATCGCAGAGGACGGCTATCAATCCGTTGTCCGGGTTTATTTTGCATTGCTCCTGCTCAATATAAAAACGGATACGCCGTGCCAAATCATTCAGTGAACAGTCCATCCGATCAGGCAATGCAACGACCCCGGATAATATTTTTTCATATTCCATGGTTCTGCTCCTTTCACCCGGACGAATTATAACCAATCATTCGAGGCGATGAAACGCCTCAACTCAGCATTAGTCCTTAACGTCTTTCTTCTTTGCTTCCCGCGCCTTTACCATTTTACGGGCCTGTTCGGACGTAAGAACACGGCGGGAGGTCTTCCCGCCTTTCGATCCTATCTTCTGCATAAGTCCTTTCAGGCTCTTTCCGCAATGCGGGCATTTCATAATAGATTCTTCTTTCTGTTGTATTCGTGTACATGCATTCCATATACTTTTGATTCGCGGGAGTAATCTTCCTGTCGCGCCTTAATAAGCCTATCATTTTCCCTCGCAGCTTCTATGTCTTTCATCCCCCTATTTCTTACTGCTCTTCTTTTTGCTGCAATGGCATATCCACATATTTTTTTCATTTGCTTGCCCCCCTTATGATTTAATACTATCATAAGCGGCTTATGTTGTCAAGGGGTATTTTGCAATTATTTTTACGTCAAAACCGAGCTAACAAAACGCTCGACTTTGACGCTTCGCGCAAGTCAGCTAAGCGTTAAAAATTATTCCGACACCACTTATAGTCTGCCGGACTTGATTCCTTTGCGCCCGGATTCTTCTTCAGCCATTTCGCCAGGTGTTCTTGGCATACCGTTTTCTGAGCATAGGATATTCTACCTGCTCTGCCGGTGACGTAATCGTAGGCGATCTGAGCAACAATCTGTTTCCCGTTGCATTTCATCCAACCGCAATCGTGATCATACCAATTTGCCTCTGTGCCGTCGCCCCATACGTGCAGCTTCGGAGCAGGCACATCAGTGAGTTTTCGGAATCTCTGATTCATTGCGCTACTCATAAGACTGCCGGGACAAATCCGGCGTGACGGAACACCGCCGTTTTGCGGACGGACCCGTCCGCCTGCTTCTCCTCCACGACCTCGCGGATCGTGAAGGCGAACAGCGGCTCAACTCCCTGTTCGCGTAGGGCTTCGGCAAGCGGGGCCATGAGCCATAGCGCCCCGCCGATCATGGCGCGCTGGCATGCCCCATGCTCCACTCCGAGGAGTAGGGCGATGTCATGCGCCCTGTCCCGTATCTCCTGCTCCGTCGGGAGCGTGATAAACGTCAGTAGAGACGCGAGTTTTTCCCGCGCCTCTCCTTCGAGGTCAAATACCCCCGCCGCTACCTGTTCGGCAGTGGCAAGATGTTGAGTCAGATTTGCTATCATTTTATTCCTTTCTGCCCTTATCCCTGGGCGCGAGGATTTTTAGTCCTCATCGTGCTCGGCGCAGAGCATTGTATTCCCGTCCTGCTCTGAATTTTCCTGGCAGGCCATTATGAGTTCACCCTCGGTGAGGGTGCGTCCACAGACATCACATTTGTCGGCCCCTGCATCGCGGGCCATTTTGGGGTTATTGTATTTGTTCATTTTTCTCGCCTCCTTTTCGATAGAGTAGCACACCATGAGACCGGCGAGTCATCGCCGGTCCGAGCTATGCTAATCGCCGCCAAATGACAGACGGCCTCCCTGGTCGATGATATATTCCAAGTACATCTGCGCGTGGCGCAGATCGAGCGCGTGCATGTGCTGATACACGCGCTCGGTGAGGTATATCCCCCGTTTGGAGGAGATATACCTCATATTGGACCATCCGCGCTTGGCATATGCAGAGGGGTGATGGATTATGGCACCGCCCATGGTCTCATAGTGCCAAGCGCGCCAATCGATCCACGCGGATGCGCCGGATGCACGCCGCGGAACGATGATGATGCGCATGCCTCGCGCATTCCACGCAGCGCGTATTACGCGGTCAATAGCCGCGTGATGCCGCAAGGTATCTCTGTCTGGTTTCATTTTTACCTCCTATCTGCCCTTATCCCTGGGCGCGAGGAATTATTCTGTATGAAATATACATGAAAACCATATGAATGTCAAATTAAAAAATCGCACCAGGTGGAAATAAAGTTGACGAAAATAGTGTTGCATTGGCACCACTTTTGAATGAAAAAAAGGCTTGACATCATCATGCCGTTGTGGTTAAATTGACACAGGTCGAAAGTATTACATCATGCGAGGCCAGCCGTGGAACTCTGTATCAGGGTTTTGGGGTTGGCCTTTTTGGTGTGTGGGCCATGGGAGCGATGAGAGTGAGTATGATAGCGGACGTGATTCACAGCATGGTGTGCGAGCGGGGGGCGACCGGCCTGATCTCTTACACTGACTGTCTGAGCTGCGCCCGCGATATTCTGGACCGTGAGGGGGTAGACAATGGCGAAAAAGCATCCCGGTTTCAAAGCTGTGCAGGCTGAAATCTCGGCAAAAGAGGGTATCCCCATGAAAAACGCTGGCGCGATCCTGGCGAAGAGCACGCGGAATGCATCGCCGGCAGCGAAAAGGGCGAATCCTCGGCTAAACCGCGTGAAGATGGAGCGGAAAATGCTCGGGGGGAAATGATGTCACCGCGTGAAGCTGCATTTTGTCGCTATGCAATTACCGCAAAATCCATTACACAGGCAGCCGTGCAGGCAAAATATTCCCGGCGCAGTGCGCCACAGATGGCATCGCGCCTGATGAAAAAAGTGCATATCCAAAAAGAAATCGCGCGCCTGCAAGCGTTGGCGGGAAACGCCGCCCTCATAGATCGGGAGCGAATTTTGAAGGAATGGAACAAAATCGCGTTTCGTTCCGCAAAAACGATCTATGGGGCCAACGATGAACTAAAGCCTATGAGCCAAATTAGCGATGATGATGCTATGTGTATCGCTGAGGTGGCGGAAATTGATACGGCATTCGGGCGACACAGGAGATTAAAGTTTTACTCCAAGGAACAGGCGCTGAAAGAGTTATCCAAATTAGGCGGGCTTTATCCGGAGGAAGGCACAGGAGAGGCAAAAAGCATTTTATATGTTTTCGGCAGCGAGGAATAATGACTGAGCGATTCCATATCCCGTTGGCCCCAACCCAAGCAAAGTTTGTCCGCAGCAATGCCCCAATCGTCGCCATTATTGGGCCGGAGGGTGAAGGAAAAACCTACTCCGGCCTCGCCGCAGCACTGTATCACGCTCAATTCCGCATGGGTGGCAAGCCTCTATGTGGAGCAATTATTCGTGATACATTTGAAAACGTCAAAAGCAAAACGGTTGATTCGATTACCAAGGCGGTCGCAAAAATCGCTGAGGTAAACTCCGACCGAGCATATATGCGCTCCTGGCATTGGCATGACGGTTATAAAATCCTATTAGGGCCGCACGGAATCAAATTCGATTTATTCGGCGCGAATGATCCTGGTGATAGAACCAGGCTACAGGGGTCAGATAAATGGTCATTTATCTGGATTGAGGAGCCAGCCCCGATGTTCGCGCATAATAATTCAGGAATTCCTCACTACATATTTGATGATGCCGTTTCCCGGGCCGCAAGGGGTGGAGGCGCAATGCGGCTGCAAATCACCATGAATCCGGCTGATATGGATCACTGGACGTTCGACCGCCTGAAAAAGCGTCCCATCATGCACCCGCCAGAAACCCCGAGCATTTTTACGGAAGTTTTCCACATTCCGTACGGAGAAAATCCAGCCCGAACCAACCTTCAACGAGAGGCCACGCGAGCGGCATACCGGAATGATCCCGCCCTGACTGCTCGTCTGGTCCACGGAGAATTCTGTGATGCGTTTGTCGGTGAAGCGGTCATCCCCGAATACCAGCCCCGTACGCACCGGGCACAGGAATCCCTCCCGATTATCGCCCGGGCCAGGGGCGTCAGATTCTACGACGGAGGCCTATGCCCCACCTGCATCGTCGGCCAGATCACTCCGAGCGGCCGATTGTTCCTGAAAAAGACCTTCCGCGGGAAGAATATCGGCATGAAGCAACTCCTGACCTCCGAGGTTGTGCCCTATCTCGCGCACGAATTCAAGGGCGTGAAGTCCTGGCTCGACGTGGGGGACCCGTCCTTAAAGAACCGGGAGCAATCCGACTCCGACAACTGCGCGGCTAAAACTATCGAGGAAATACTCGCACCCTATGGTTGCACGGAATTTATTCCCGGACTCAGCCCCTGGGAGCCACGGAGGGAAACGCTCAAGGCTGCCATGAACGAAATGAGGGACGGCCTGCCGTGGCTACAGATTGATCCGGAGGACCATATCCTGCACAAGTCCATGGCCGGCGGATGGCACTATCTCGTGGACTCCTCGGGCAAGGCCATGAAAGACCTGCCGGTCAAAGATGAGCATTCTCATGCCGGGGACGCGCTTTCCTACGGCGTCACCGAGCTCCTGGGTGTGCGCATGTACGATCCAAATGAGCAGGGCGTCGAGGACGACCTGGTGCTGACTCCGTTTTCTCGCACGATGGGGATATAGATGGACGAAGAACTCACAGATTACAATCGTGAACAGACGCTACAGGCCGTGGCCGACGATATTGTCAAGAAGGCCGACGGCGATTATAAACAGTTCCGGCAGGAAGCTACCCGGAAGTGGGTGGACATCTACTACAATTTCATAGGTCAGTACCGCTCGAGCGTGATTCCGAAGGGCGAAGAGTGGCGGACGCGGATATTCGTCAAAGCAACGAAAGTCAAGGTCCTGGCCTCTCTCGCGCAGTTTCTGCGGGCCAAGCGGACGAATGATCAAATGATCGAGACCGAGGCGCTCGACGGGAATGAAGATGCTGCCCGGCGCATGAAGGATAAAATCACGAAGCAGCTGGAAGAATGTAAATTCCCGGAAAAGCTCGATACGGCCGGTCTAGACAAAATACTGTATGGTAATTGCTGGGTGCAGGCCCCGGTCCTGTCAGAGCGGGACACCGGACAGTGGCAGCCGGATAGCATGTTTGCCCGATTGTCCGCCATGCTGGGCCGGCAAGTGGGCGCGTGGAAATTCTCAAAGGGTTCCGAGACCATGCCGGCGGCCCTGAACCGGAATGTCTTCGAGATGTATCCGTACCAATACTCCGAGGGTCCGCAGGGCGGAGAGGGTGTCATTCACCGGCCCGTGCTTACGGTTTACGACCTGATGGACCTCGCGGACCGTCCGGGATTCGACAAGCAGGTAATAGCCGAGTTGGTGCGCTCCGGCCCGGATTCGATCAGCATAGACGACGGGAGTTTAGACAAGGACGCAGCGCGCGGGATGACTGCGGGATTGCGGGAGGGATACGATCTCTGCTTCTTCACCGGGAAATTCGACGTGCAGCCTCTGAGAGAATCGGGAATGGAACGCTGGAAAGATGTGTATGGTTACCGGGAAATCTGGGCATGGGTGGTGAAGCATTCCAAGGGAAACAAGGTGCTCAAACTTGTGGCCTCCCCTACGCCGCGTGTCAAGCGCCCGTTCTATACGTCGGTCTATGAACGTGTGCCCTACGAAACCCTGGGCGTCGGGATCGGCGAGAACATCATGGACTCCCAGGAATTGATTAATGGGGCCGTCCGCCTGTTCGTGGACGCGAAAAAACTCGCCCTGCCGCAGCTGGCCATCAATAAAAGCAAGTTCACGCCTGGGCAAAAGCTTGCCTTCGGTCTGGCGAAAATATGGCAATTCTCCGGGGGCGATCCGAAAGAGTCTATTTTCCCGTTTTCCCTGACCGACGTGTCCGACGGCCTGCTTACCCTGGTGGAGTTTGCAGAGCGCATTGCCGACGACATCACCCAACAGCCGAAGTGGACCACCGGGGAAGAGGCTAAATTCTACAACAAAACGGCCCGGGGTCTCGGTATGCTGATGAATGCGCAGTCACAGGTATCGGAGCTCTCAATCGAAAATTTCGACGATGACATTATTCAGCCGGTAGGCGAGGCGTTCTATGACTACAACATGCAGTTCGATCCCGATCAGCGCATCAAGGCGAACATGCGCATCAAGGCGAACGGCATGAGTGCCGTCATGCAGAAGGACCAGTTAAATCAGGCAATCATCACCATCCTGACGTTCATCCTCAACCCCGCCGTCATGGGGTCTCCCTACGCGCTGCGACTCCTGCGGATGATAGCGGAGAACGCGAAAATCCCGAACATTGACAAAATCATGCCGAACCCCGATGAGGTGCAGGCATACATGGACATGTCAAGGCAGGCGGCGCTGTCTCAATTGGCGAACGTGTCCGCCCCCAACGGCATTCCCGGCATGGGCGCTCCGGTTGCATCCCCGGCCATGAGCATTCCCGGCGGCCCGGGTAATGGTGGAGGAAATGCGTTATGAGTAAGCTTGAACCGATTGCCTTTGATGTGCAGTCGCCGTCTATGTACGATGACAATCGCCTGGGCATGCTCACAACCCTCGCGGACGATCCGGCTTTTTCCGAGTTCCTGTCAACCATTGCGGAAGACACCGTGATATTCGAGGCCGTGCGCGATGAAACGTATTCGCATGATCAACTCATGGAGGCCCGCGCCTTGGCGAAATACGCAAGACATCTGATGGATAGGGTGAATGCGTCCGCCGAGGCTGCGAAAATCAGGGCGAACGAACAAAACGAACAAGCCGAGACTACCCATAACACCGGGCCTCGGATATAACTCGGGAGCTACCCTATCGGGTCCCCAAAACGAGGTGAGTAAATGCCGACCGAAACAGAGGTAAAAGACGCGAAGCCCGCAGTTGAAAAGCCCGCCGTTCCTGCGGCACAGCCGGAAGCCGCTTCTGTCCCCGCTCCCCTTGACGGACGCTCGGAATTCGACCGGGCGCGAGCCGAGGATTGGGCGAAATGGGAGGAAGATGAGGACAAAAAAAAGGCGGGAGAGCAGAAGCCGGAGAAGAAGGAAGAGCAGAAAAAGGCGGAAACAGCCGGACCGGAAGAACCGAGGCTTTCCGAGGATGATACCAGACTGCTCAAGGCTTACGGGATCGAGGGGGCGGAGGCCGCAGTGTATGCGAAATCCCCGAAACTCCTCGCTGCCCTGAAGTCCGAGCGCGGGAAGGCCGCCAACTGGGAAAACGAAGCCCGTCGCTGGGGTTCACAGAATAAGACCCTTGCGGCTGAACTCAAGAAGGTAAAGCAGGCGGCCGAGGACTCGGGTGTCGGCCGTCTTGCCGTCCGGGACGCCATGAAGAAGGCCATTGCCGACAAGATCGAGATGATGCCGGAAGGGGCGCGACGCCTGGCCCAGGATGATGACCTGGTAGAAACAATGCTCACCATGTTCGAGGCGGCCGAGGAAGTGCGCCGGCCGTCGGAGAAAAAGGAAACCATCGACGCCGATGCCGCACCCCAGGATGCAACCGCTTCTAATACCACATCTCCGGCGCCGGCGATTGATGAAAACCTGATGCGCGAGGCCGATGCCGCGGACAAGGCCGTAAAGGAGGCGGGCTTCCCGGATTACGAGGCCACGTACCGGTCCCCGGAATTTACCGCCTTCATGGGTGAGCGCGTCACCAGGGAGATTGAACTTGCCGAACGTGTTCGGCCCGGCCTCCTGGACAAAATCAACGCTATCCCGGACCAGATTCAGAGGATCAGGGCGCTCCGAGAGTTTTCCCCGTCGCTTCAGATGCAGCTTTCAACGAACCCCGCCGGACATATCCGGCTCCTGGGCGAGTACAAAGCGTTTGCCGCTGAACAGGCGGCCCTGAAGCAGTCGGAAACACAGAACACAAAGACCAAGGCGGACCTGGCCGGGCACGGAAGAAGCGGAGGCACTCCTCCCGCAGAGGAAAAAGGATACAAGAACCCCATCGAGATGACTGATTCAGAATTCAAGGAATACGAACGCCGGATGCTGTCCGGCGGCTGACAATTCTACAACTAAAGGAGTAATAACCTATGCAGACCATACAGACCGTTGCAGCACGGGCAAGCAATTACCTGACGCGCAAGCTGTTGGAGGCCGCGGAGTACCGGGACATCTACGGCATCATCGGCACGAGTCCGGTTCCGCGCAAGGACAAACTGCCGATGAACCAGTCTAAGACCGTCCAGTGGCGCAGATACGAGCACCTGCCGCTCATCGCGGCGCCCACACAGGAAGGCGTGACGCCGGACTCGACCGCCGTGACCGTGACCGATCTCACCCAGCAACTCTATCAGTATGTCGGATGGATCGTGCTGTCGGACCTCTCCATCGAAACCACGGAAGACCCTCAGCTCACCATATGGGGAGAGCGGCAGGGCGTTCAGATGGTGCGCAGCATGACGAAAGTCAGGGAGGGTGTGCTTCAGGCCGGGACTTCCGTGACGTACAGCAACGGCACGGCCAGAAACCAGATCAACACCTTGATCGGCAAGGATGTCATCACCAAGACAGAACGCGCCATGGCACTCAATATGGCCCGACGGCTGACCAAGCTTCTGACGGCCTCGCAGGGTTACAACACGAATCCCATCCCTGCCTCGTATTTCTCCGTGTGCTCCACCTGGGTCAAGTGGGACATCGAGAACACCGTCGGCGCCTCGAACGGGTTCAAGCCGGTGGAGTCCTACAGCCAGCAGGTGACGGTCCCGGGTGAATTCGGGGCGGTCGGCCGTACGCGCTTCATCGAGCATGAGGAAATGACGTTCTTCCCGGATGCCGGGACGACCAAGGGGTCGGGGCACAAGTCCACCTCGGGCACGAATGAAGACGTGTTCGCCACTCTCGTCTTCGGAGAAGAGTCCTTCGGCATCACCATGTTAGGCGGATACAACGGGAAGGGCAAGAACTACGACGGGATCGAGGGGATCGTCAAGCCCCTGGGATCCGGAGGTACCGAAGACCCGGCGAACCAGCGGGCCACCATCGCCGTCAAGACCATGCAGGCTACGAAACGGCTCAACGAAAACTGGATGTACCGGATCGAATCCGGGGCGACGGCGTAGCAACCGGCCGGGGTGAACAGCTCCGGCCTACTTCAAATTCGGAGGTAAAACCGTATGATTGGACAGATCAAGGTCGGGAAGGTGACCGGCACCGGCTCGGCAATCAACATCTCCCTGGGCGGGGTGCCGCAGTACGTCAAGGTTTACAACAACAACGATGCCGGCTCCCTGTGGGCCACGATGGAGTGGTGGAACGGCATGGCGGACGCCTCGGCGCTCAAATGCCAGAAAGTCATCGACAACGGGGCGACGGGCCTTGCGTCGCAGGCCAAGGTGGCGACGAACGGCATTTCGGCCTATGCCGGAAGCTCCACGGCGGCTCCAGGCTTCACCGTCGGGGCGGATGCAGACATCAACGCGGCGAGTGAGGACTTTTTCTACGTCGCTGTCATGTAGCGTTCCAGGGAGGCTTCGGCCTCCCTGTATTTCTCTTTCCTGGAGGTCATGTTATGAAGAAAAAAGCGTCCGGTCGAAATAGCGCGGCGCCGGCTCCGGCCGGGAGCGAGCAGGCGAGGCCGGAAGAGGGACAGAAGAAGAAAGACCCTCTTGCCCCGTATCACACCATCATGCTCTCGCCCGCGGCGAAGGGGGAGCCGAGGACGGTCCCGCTGAACATGATCGGGAGTATAGATGGAGAAGACATCACGTTCAGCCGCGTGTATCTGCGCGGGGTCAAGCAGTACAACGTCCCGGAGCCTGCCCTGGAAATTCTCCGGAACAGCATCGAGAAGTCCTATGAGTTCCGGGACAAGCCGGTAGGCACCGTAAGCCCCGGAGAGGATGGCGTCGAGGTCCTGGAAGAATCCTTCCCCTCCTATCCCTTCGCGGTCCTGGAAACCTATCCGGAGAAGATCAAACCGCCCGTGGAGGTGAAAAGGTGAAAGCCATCCTGGTCCCGGAAAAAGCCGGAGAATCGAATTTCGTCACCGTGCATGTTCGCGGCACGGTTTCTGAAACCGGAGAATCCGCCGAGTTCGTCCAGACTATCAGGCGCGGTATTGCCGTGGAGGTGGAAGATGCGGTCTTCGAAGCCCTCAAGTCGAGCGACATCGAGTTTGAAGAAATCTCCGAAGACGGGGAAGAAAGCGTCTCCCCGGAAGCTCCCGCAGGCGGAGAAGGCGCAGGAACCGTCCCGCCTGACAATCAGGGTAAAGGGCCAGGCGGGGAAAATACCCCTGGACCTGACGCTTAAAAACGGCGGCAGGATTCACACGGAAATACACCGCGGGCAGGTGACTGAAGGCGTTCCGTGCGAGGCCGTGGAACACCTGCGCAGTCTCGGGGAAACCGTGGAGGAACTTTGAAAATCAAGGTTGTGTCGACGCCCGGCTCGCGGGACACGCTTCTCTATGACCCCGTCGTTTCCTTCAACGGGGGCAAGGTTCATGTCATGGCGGCGGAAGTATGGCGAAATGGCGTGAAATACGACCTGCCCGAGATCCTTGTCCCTGCGGGCGGAAGGGTCTGGCTCTCCGGGGGGAAATATTCCAGCCGTGCCCACCAGCCCGGCGACATCCTGGTCATCTGGTCGGACGAAAGAACCGTGTACGCGCTTTCGTACCATAAGCCGGCCGCGCCGTCTCTTCTTGACCGCATCCTGCCGTGGAGGAAGAAGAGATGAGCGGAGAGCGGTCCAGGAACAGGACCGACTGCTCTACCAGGGGGAAGCAGCTTGTCGTCCCGGTGGAGGTGTCGCCGACGATGCTCCTGACGATCCGGCATGAGCGCCTGGACGCCTTTCTTTACAACAACTCCGGGCAGGCGATTGCCTACGGGTTTTCAGCGGACGAAATCCTCTTTCCCCTGGCAAACGGGGAATACAAGTCGTTTGATTCGTACCTGGGCGAGCTGTACGCCGTGACCGGGTCCGGGACGGCGAACGTCATCGTGGAGGAAATCGGATGATAGGATTCGGCAGGATGGGGGCGGCACCGGGAGGGACAAGCGACCACGCTCTTCTCTCCAACCTCTCTTATGCCGCGGCGGGGCATACGGGGTTTTCACCGGACACCCACGTACATGATTACATGCTTTTATCCGCCATATCCGAACCCTCGGTAGGTACTGACAAGGTAGCCATCTACGTCTCGGCCTCGGGCGCGTCACCGAACAGGCAGGTTGAGCTTCGGGCCAAGTTCCAGGACGGCAGCATCTGGCCGATAGCGGGGACCATGACATGAAAAGCATGAAAAGATTGACGCTCTCGCTTGCGCTTTTCCTTTCTCTTCTTCTGCCCGCCCCGGCGCTGCCCGCCGTAACGTCCTTTGGCGGCTATACGTTTTACGGCCTGTCGTCCGATACCAAGCCGGCCACCGTGGAAGGCGCCCGCTTCTGGGAATCTGATACGAAGAAATGGTATCTGCGTCAAAGCGGCTCCTGGGTGGACTGGACGCCGGAAGGGGTGACTGGCGGAAATGCTCATGACCACAATGGGGGCGATGGGGCGCAGATAGCCTATTCCTCGCTGTCCGGCCTGGCGACGCTGCCGACTACTACCACCTGTTCCGGAACGGACAAGGTAAGTGCGTACAGCGCCACGACGGGAGCGTTCACCTGCACGACGGACCAGGGCGGCAGCGGCGCCTTCTCTATAACGCAGATCGAAATAGATATGGGATGGCCGGCGGTCCGCGATAAATTATTTACAATCACCGACGCAGGAGTATCAGCGGGAATGAAAATTATCGCCACGCTTGCCTATGAAGACAATTCGACCGCGGCGAATTCCGCAGACGAGGCGTTGGTGTCCGAGATACATTGCGCGGCCGGCAAGGCAGACACCGGCACTTATTCTCTTTTCTGTTCAGCCCCTCTCCCCGTGGGAGGGAAGCTTAAGGTAAACATCACAAAAGCGTCATGAGGAGAATAGTATGAAGAAAATTTTTTTGTTTATTGCCTGTCTCATCGCCGCGGCTGTTCCGGCCTTCGCAGGGGTTGTCCAGTACGATAGCCGGGGCAATGAATACCTGGGGAGCGTCGACCAGATCGTAAACGGCACGATCACCGATGCCAGGGCGCAGACCGCCTCCCTGGGGGCGCTGAACGCGGAGGCAGTCGTTGACCTGAACGGACAGGCAGCTATGGCGATAGATGCGAGGTCCGGGGCATTTAACGGAACGCTGGCATTTGAAGGCACCGTTGACGGAACCAACTATATCGGCATTGTCCCGTGGAGCGTACAAGGCGCGGCATATGTAACCAACCCCGCATTCGCGGGTTCGGTTGCGAACAACTATATCCTTGGAGTCACCGGATTCAAGCGAGTGAGAACCCGAGTTTCCGCCTTCACGTCCGGAGCGGTAAATATTGCCATGCGCGCCAGCAGTGCGGATTACGGCATCTACAACTGGCCGCTTCCAACGACCCAGATCGGCACCGCGACGGGTGCCGCGAATGCGGCCGTAACGCTCACACTCACGGGTGTGGCCGGGGTGTACCATTGCATCACGGGAATAGAGGTCACGCGGAACGCTACGGCGGCCCTGGCCGGGACCGCGACGCTGGTCATCACGACGACAAACATACCGGGCTCGTTGGCATGGTCGGTCGGAAACGCCATGGCTGCCGGGGGCTCGCAGACCGACGTAAGAAATATATTTCCGAATCCGATCAGATCAACAGTGGCAGGTACCAACACTACTATCGTAACCCCGGTCCCAGGAGCGGCCGTACTCTGGCGGGTAACCGCCTATTACTATCTTTGTCCATAAGGAGGACACGCACATGGCAGGTTTTGCGAAGGTTGTCGGAATAAATTCCATACTACCGGCAGTAACGCCAGATGGTGATTACAACGTAGAGATCCTTTTTCAACTGATGGACCCCGTTCTTCAGTATGACGGTGTTCATTACGCTCGACTGACCGCAACCACGGCGGTGTTGCCGGGCTCCGCCCCGGCTACACATTACGACGTTGTGCTTGCCGCGGTTATCGCAGCGGCGGCGGCTCTGGATTTCAACGTTACAGAGAACCGTTGTTCCCTGCCGGTATTCGACGGCGATGGACAACGCTTCAAGCAAAGTCGTGATGTTCCCGTCACCGGTTTCGATATTACTATAGGCAACAACATAGACCACTTGCTTCTTGAGCCGGCGGCCACTCTTGCCGGCGGCACAATCAGAATGCCGGCCAACGTATCTGACCGGCAGATTGTCTCGTTCAGCTCAACGCAGCAGATTACAGCGCTCACACTCTTGCCGAACGGAACATCTACGATGCCGAATCCGATCACGACCCTTGCGGCCGGAGGGTTCGCTTACTACATGTACCGGGCCACCCAGGATAGATGGTACCGGGTAGGATGAGGAAGATACAATGCCGGAAGAACGCTGTAACGATTGCCCGAACGTAAACGAGCGCCGGGAATATGACCAGAGGTTCAAGGAAAACATTATCCGGGAACTCGCCGGGTTGTCGGAAAGCGTCCTCGGACTCAAGGAGAGCGTCGTCCTTTGGCGAAGCGAGATAATTGAGCAGCGCGGAGATATAAAAAAGATTACCTGGCGCGTTGCGTTTCTGGCCGGGGGTTGCGGTATTGTCGGCGGGATAATCAGCGCCCTTGTTTCTATACATTTAAAAGCGGGGTGATGCCATGAGACTATCCGAGCATTTCACTCTTGAGGAATTGACCAGGACCGATACGGGGATCGAGAACCTGCCGGGCCTTCTTGCCGTAGAACGCCTGCTTTTTCTCGCAAACTTCATCCTCGAGCCCGCGCGCCGGAAGTTCGGGAAGATTCACATAAACAGCGGCTACCGAGCCACTGCGGTCAACGAAAAGGTTGGAGGGTCGGAAACGAGCCAGCACGTTGAGGGAGGGGCGGCCGACATCGTTCCCCTGAACATCGACATTCATGAAGTCTACATGTGGATGCGGGACAACCTTTCATACGGCCAGCTTATCTTAGAAGAAAAGGGCGGTGCGAAGTGGATTCACGTATCGCTTCCGAGGGTTGGAAAGAAAAACATGATGGCCGGATTTTTCGGTGGGCACGAATATTTATGGACGGAGGAGGGAGTATGATACCACTCTTAAAGAAACTGATTGATGTGTTCTTGAATGATGAAGTCAAGGTCCGACGCTGGCTTCGCGCCTGCCTCATGGCCTTCGCCGGCAGCGGCCTTGCTTTTGCGGACCAGATGGCCGGGCTTCTCGGGAACGCGGGCCTCACGAACAAGATCAAGGTCGCGGCGGTCGTGGCGGGGTTTATCAGCGTGGCGATCAACCTGGGCGAAAAAAATGTTTCGCCGCCCGCGCCGTAAAAAACCCTTCCGCCCGGGGGTCTCTCGACGTTACTCTACGTCTTTAATTCATTAAAGATTAAAGAGCAACGTCAAAGGCAGGGGCAAACCAAAGAAGCAAAAACCCTTTTTTTTATTTTGATCTTTCGGTGACTTTAATGCCCTGGGAGGGGTAGATTTTAGATTTGTGGACGTACTACCCCATCCTGATGGGGGGTACGTCGTTGAACTCTTGTTTTCACCTGCCCTGGTATGGGGTGAGTTTTGAGTTCTTCGGACAGCGCGCTTTTCGTTCCTTGTCGCGCCTTAGCTTACTTGTAGGAGGGAACGCTCCATATCGCCCGGCATCAGCTACAGGATACCCTGACCGCGGGGCTGTGGCGAATCCCATGGTAGCCCCTGATATGATTGCTTCGCGCCACCGTTACCCGACCGCGAAGCGCAAATTAAACAACGGCTCTTGCAGCGTTTTTTATGCTTTTGTCTCAAAAAGTGTGCTCTTACTGATTGAGTACAACGTTATCACGAAGGAGAATGTACTAGAAATAAGGGGCATTGTCAAATAGGGAAAACAGATATATACTATAGGGAAAACCTATAGTAAAAAAGAAACGAGGGGACCATGAAATACTCAGACATCATCACGGCTGCTCGCGTTGATCTCCGGGATCCCTCCGCCGGGAACTGGTCCGACGCCACGCTGCTCAAGCTCCTGAATGATGGGGTACAGACGGCCTACAAACTGACGGCGCTCTTGAACCCGGAGATGTTCTGGGTAAAGGGCACGGTCGAGCTCACCGTGTCCGGCGGGAACGGTCCGTACAAGATCGCCGGGACGCCGGCCCCGAACTATCTCTGGATACCCCGCATGGAAAACAGCCAGGGAAAGCCGGTCACCCTGGGCTCGCGGGAAACGGCCGTCTTCCAGTCCTCCACGGGCGAGCCGAGCGAGTATTGGCTGGAAGGTTTCAGCTCTACCGGGCCGGACATCTATTTCAACTACGCCCCGGCCCAAGACTACACGTTTTCGGCATGGCGCATTCCGGTCATTTCCCGGGAAACAGACCAGAACCAGGACGTTCCGCTTCCGGAGGTTTTCTTTGAACCGCTCAACACCTGGGTAACGAAGTACGCAGGGACGCTCGATGAATACGCCACTATGGATGAGGACGCCAAGATGAACGCCATGATGCCGTTGGTGTCGGTCATCGTTGAGGCCCGCGCTCCGAAGATGAAGGTATACGTGGAGAACCTTGGATTTTGAAAACTTCAAGTAAACATGGCAAGGAATTTGAGGGCGCGCTCACGAATTTGCTGGGCGGTCTGAACTATGCCCTGCCCCCGTTTGCCATAGCCGATGATGATCTGGTGGATGCCACGAATTTCTACTATGATCCGACCTCCGGATACCTGACGACGCGGCCGGGACTCAAGCGGTATTCCACCGGGACGGCGGGCTACGGCGTAAACGGAATTTACGGATTCACGAAAGCGGGCGTAACCACGGTGGTTTTTACGACCGAGGAAGAAAAACTCTATAAACTTGACGGTTCCCTGGCCCCGTCCCTGATCGGCACGCTGTCCGGGTCCAAGCGACCGTCGTTTTCAACGCTTTCCTCCAAGCTCGTTACGGCCTCCGGGGGAGTGCTTCAGACCTGGGACGGCACAACGTTTTCCAACACTACTTCGCCGGCCATGGACTTTATCAGCGACCACTCGAAAGAGAATGCCTCCCGTATCGTGGGCGTGGGAAATACCACCTACCGCGACAGGCTTTTCCTGGGCGGCATAAACGATCCCGCAAACTGGACGTTCAACGCAAGCCCGGAAACGGACGCCAAGTATATCGACTGCGGATACAACGACGGGACCGACGCAACGGGCCTCGGCGTTTATTTGGGGCAAGTATGCGTTTTCAAGCATTCCGCCGACATGGGCGACAAAAACATCTATCGCGCCAGGGTAAATCTCGCAAGCCCGTATTGGACGTGTCCCCGGATCTCGCAACGGGTTAATGGATCGCTCTCCCCGCATTTTATAAAAGAATTGACGGGGATGTCAGGCACAAAGCTCGTCTTCGTGGACACGGAGGGGGCCAAGACCATGCAGGCCGTGGAATCCACCGATGACCTGCCCTTTCCGGTCTCCCTTTCCGGGATCAAGATCGCCCCGGCCCTGCGGCCGTATGTTTCGGGCGACGGGTTTTCAATCTATGACCAGAAGCTCGGGGCGCTTCTTATAAAACCATCGAAGAACTCCGAGGTTTTTTACGTCATGGACGTGGTCAACGAACGCTGGACGATATTCAGATACTCCCTCAATATCTTGAGCGGGGCATATATCGGCGGCAAGATGCTGTTCGGGGCCTCCGATGGATATATTTACGAATATGACTTCACGTCCGACCAGGACAATGGGATCCCTTACACCAAGACGGTAGAATCGAAGTGGTTCAACATTGATCCCATGCGCCGGGAATTGTCCAAGGAAAAAGAGGTTGACATCGTCGGGCTGTCCGAGGGGACGATCTCTTTTTCCGTGAAGAACCGGGGCGCGCTTGTAGGCGAGGCGAAGACGTTTTCCTTCACTCAGGGTTGGTGGGATTGGGCCATCGTGAATGCCGTTACTCCCGAGAACTGGACCGAGCCGCTCAACAAGACGGCATACCAGACGCTTAGAAATACCGACCGGGTGGCCGGGGATTTTATCAGCTTCCAGCTTTCCGTCACGTCCGGGCTGTGTTATGTGGCCCAGGTGCGGGCGAGGATTGCGGATGTCGGGCGGAACATATGAGGGAATTCGAAAAAATATTCGCCCAGGTTGCGCAGGCGGTAAGGGTTGACGCCGGATCGCTTCTGCTGAGAAAACTCACCGCGGCGCCGATAGATGCGACGGCCGGGGTCATTGCCCACGCCGACGGCTCCGGATGGAACCCTGGAAACGGCGCAGGGCCGTATTTTCATAACGGCACGTTGTGGCTTCCCTTCTGGGGGGCCTGGAACGACGGGAGCGGAAGCGGCTTGGATGCCGATCTCCTGGATTCATATCATGCGTCCCAGACTCCGACGGGGAACACGGTGCCGGTTTCGCAGAGCGACAAGCACCTCTCATGGGAATGGAAACCATGGTGGAGGGGGTGTGTGGTATCAAGGGCGTCCGACCAGACGCTTTCAAATTCCAGCGAGACCCTGCTTGCATGGACCGAGGAAGTCCTGGATACCGACGGCATTCATGACAACAGCACGAACAACAGCCGCTTTACAATACCCTCCGGCGTTACGCTGGTGAAATTCGTGTTTAACTTTTTTATAGCCACGCCGGGAACGGCATACGACCACTATTTAAACACCTACAAAAACGGAAGCCTGTTGACCGGCAAGGGAGCGCCGATGATGCTTATAACGGGGCAATCTCCTTCACGGGAGTCCGCAATCTCTCAACCGATCCAGGTATCCGGCGGGGACTATATAGAATTCAAGTGGCAAAACAACGCGGCCGCAAACGACACGCTGTACTCAGCCTCGACGATAGGCATGCATATTCTAAATTAAGGGGGAAATAAGCATGAAGCTCTACTTGAAAACAGTCATATTCGTTCTGCTCTTCTTTTCTTCCGCATGGGCCGCGGACTGGAGCAATCCTAACCCGCGAAGCGGTCCGGACGCGGCGGCGCCGTTGCTGCTGAAGCATGAGCTCAACTTTGGCGACCTCTATCAGTCGGGCACGGGAAAACTGAACCTGCTTAAGGGATCTCATGCCGGGCCATCTTCCCCGTTGTCCCCGTCTACCGGACAAGCCTGGTGGGATTCGTCGAACAGCCTCTTTAAAATCTACAACGGTTCCGCCTGGACCGGGAAGGTGTACGATGCCGACCTGGTGGACGGGAAGAACCCCGGGTCCGCTTCCGGCCTCGCTACCTTGGATGCAAACACGCGGCTCACGGAGCCCGCGACGACGATCTATGACGGAACGGGAAACCGATCGGCCTCTCCGACGCCGGCAGCCAATACGGTGCCAGTGCGGGATGCAAGCGGGAATATCGGCGGCGGTCCCGGACCTATTGGGGAAATAAGCAATTCCGGTTCAAGCTTGCCCGTTGCGGTTGATATGGGAACAGTTACAGCAGGGGACATTATCTATGCGGAAGCTCAGTTCATTCTGACCGGTTCATATGTTGTAAATTCTCTCAAGGGTTACAAAATAGAAAAAGCAAGCGGAACGGCCACCATCACGTGTGCAGGAGGAGCAACATATCTTACGAATTATATTTTTATTCCTACCGGACACAGCGGGGGTTACCAGGTAGACGTTAAGGGAATTGTGAGAGTGACGGGAAACGGCACACTGGTGCTGCAATCTAACTGGATCACAACGGGCGAATCGCCGCATACCTATAAAATGTATGCGTTTTTCTACAAGAAACAATAGGTGATTAAAAATGCCCGATCTTGCCAGGATACTCGCCCTCCTGGGGGCCACAAGCGTGGCGCACCCTTATGGACACGTGCAAACGGGGCACGATGTTCGGGAGCCGGTCACGATTGATTGGAAGAGGCGCGTCGAGGACTGGGACAACACGGGCAACCCGGAGAAGGAAGCGAAACTTCACGCCGGGGGGTTCACCTTTCAGGACCGCCTGGCCTCCGCCATGGACGACACCGAACTCGGCAGCGACGCCCGCACGGCGAACATGCTCTATAAACTCGGCTATCTGTCGGGGGCCACGCTTCCGCGGGGAACAAAAGGGGACATCTCCGGCATGGAGAAAAACAACAACCCTCACGCAAAATCGATGATGCTTTCCTCGGCGGCGCTCGATGCGTTGAAATCAATTTTCCACGACGTTCCCGTGTCGCCCCGCCTTGACGTGGCGGACAATGGGACGCTTATGCAGATGTTCGACTTTAAATTCTGATGGAGGCGCGGCATGGGACTTTTTGACAGCGTGACAAATACCTTAAAGGGATTGGGCGGTTCGATCTTTGGAAGTCCCTCGACATCTTCCTCCGGGACATCCGCGGTCGATCCGTTCTCCATCAAAAACACGCGGCTCAACCAAAGGCGGGCGGATGAACTCTACAAGCAGCTCATGGAGCAAATTTCGGGGATCAAGCCAGCGGCGGAAACCGCTTACAATCAACAGACCGGGGAGCTTTCGAAAATCTACCCGGAAGTAATGGATATGATTACAACCGGGACGCTCCCGGAGGCAACCAGGGCGAACCTTGAAAACCTGCGCAATGAACGGGTCAATTCGGTATCGAAAGACATCGAGAACCTGATCGGAAGCCGAATGGCCGATTACGCCGGCCGGGGGGTAACTTCCTCCTCGACCGCCGAGGGGGTGGGCGCCGAAGCAGGAAAGGCCCTGGCCCCGGTCGTGAGCGAGGCGAACCAGGATTATTACAAGAGCCTGATTGAAATGCCGGGGACACTTGCGGCGAATCGCTATAACCTGGCCTCGAACTACGGGACGACTATGGGAAACGCCACGATGCAGAAGGTCATGGCGACGCTTCAGCCGCTCTTTAACATGTACGGGACAACCAGCGGGCTTGGCAGCAAGACCCTCGGGCAAACACAGAACCAGACGCAGACGCAGAATATCCCCCTGATGTATCAGCTTTCGCAGATGGCCCCGCAAATCATGCAGGCCCTCCCGGCGGTGCTCCCTGCGATTGCAAGCCTCTTCTGCTGGGTGGCCGAGGAGCTCTACGGGGCCGATGATCCGAAAACCCATCTTGCCCGCGCCTGGGTAGGCAGGCACGATAATGCCTTCACGCGGATGTACCGGAAGCATGGACGGGCCTGGGCTGCGTTCCTCAAGCGGCATTTATGGGCGAAGCCCATTGTCCAGCCCATCTGGGACTTCATGTGGATTTCAGAACTTCTGCACAGGGAGGTGTGCGATGCCGGGGCTTTATAAGATCACAGACAACGAAGAGGACCCCTTTGATCTGGGAGCGACCGGCGAGGCGGCGGCCGGAACGTTTGGCGGAAGCGAAGTACTCAGGCCTGCCGGGGATGCGGATGCAAGCGGCTCCTTCGCCTCTTTCATGCGCCAGATTCAGCCCTTCCTGGCCGGAGATGAAGCGGACATGAAGCGGCTGTCTGAAGAGCGCAGGGCGGTCTCGACCGAGCCGGACCCGAAAAAGTATCTTCTCGGGGCCGGGATCATCACGGCCCTTTCTCTCCTGGGAGGCAAGCGCGGCGTGTCCGGCCTGGGAAGCTCGCTCAACGCCTATCAGGGGGCGTCTCAGGAGCTCGCAAGCCGGCAGGCGGCCAACAAGGCAAGCGCGCTTAATTTCGACCGCGAACTCCTGGGTTCGGAACTCAACTCAAAGCGCGGCATCATGCGCGACATCGCCCGCGTGCTCACCCACGCCAAGGTGGGGGAGATGTTTCCAGGCAAGGCGTCCACGAATAAGCTGCCTTCGGACATTCAGGTGCTCCAATACCTGATGGCGAACCCGAAGGATGTGCCGAAGTACAAGGCGCTCAAGATCATGCAGAACCTTTTCAACTGGGAAAAGTACGGTTCTGCGCAAAAGGATTTTTTCGGGAAAGACGTTGATCCCACGGCCGCGGCCGGAGAAAGCGAACGGGTGCTCATGGGCCGGAAAAAAAGGCCGACCGCTCCCCCGCAGGAAGTAATCGCGCAGATTTTAAAACAGAAGGGCGGAGATTACACGGGATCTTACCTGCTTGCCGATCCGGATGGCAATAAACTGACGGCCGTGTTTCAGAAGGGCCGATTCACGGGATGGAAGTAAATGGCTGATTGGACGCTCATCGGGGAAGAAAAGCCGCAGGCTGGAACCTCTGGATGGAAGCTTGAGGGAGATGGGCAACCTCCCCGGGAAAGCTTCATGCAAGGATTGGACCGTTTCTTTACAGAGGCCCAGCCGGAGCTTCCGGAAAAGGCTCGTCCTCCTGATCCATTCTGGGGAGTCGATAAGAAAGCGGCGGCGGAATCGGTCAAGAAGCCTGCGGCCTGGCTTCACAAGGGGGCCCACGAAGCGGCGGCCGGTCTCACTCACATGGGAGAACTTGCGGCACGCGGGCTTGAACGCGCCGGGACGGGCCTGATGGTCCCGGATCCCGAGCTTGCCGCAAGCGAACCGGCACAGGGCCTGCTAAATATGGCCGATTACCTGGCGGGCGTTCAGGAACAGATTGCCGGAGAAACAGAGGCGCAGGGACTTAATGCCCCCGAGCTTCAGGCCCGGGAACTCCCGGAAAAAATTGTTCAGGGCGTTATTGAATTTCTCCCCTCCGCCGTCACTACTCTCCCGGCCTCCGGCGGAGCAAGCGTGTTGGCCCTGACCGAAAAGGGCGCCCTGGCCCTGGCTGAACGCTTCGGCTATCAGGGCCTCAACCTCGCCAAAAGCATTCTGGCAAAGGCTGCTCTGCGCGCGGCCGGGGGAGCCGCAGCCGGAACGCTCCATGCCGCGGCAACCGGACGGGACATCCCGCAGGAGGCGGCTGGCTTTGCCGTGGCTGCCCCTATAGCGGGAGGTTTTATAGACCTGCTCAAGATACTCAAGATAGCCCCAAATATACGACAATGGTATGAGGCTGTCACAAACCGGGAAAAGGCCCTTGTGCCGCTCACCTATGAGCAACTCAGGAAGGCAGGCAAAACAGATGCCGAAATAGCCCGGATAGGGCCATCCTTCTTCCAGGAGGCTTTGAAGCAGAGAGCTACCGGGGAGGGCCAACCAGCAAGCGCAGCCGGGCGGCCTTTGGGCGCTACGGAGCCAAAAGAAACTGCCAGCCAAGGCGCAACCGCACAGGGCTGGAAATTGGCCCCTGAAGAAAGTGTGGTAAAAAAGACACAGATAGAGCCGTCCCTCGAACAGAAGGCTGAAATACAGTCCCGCTTTGACCGTCAGAAGGCCGAAGCGAGCTCGCGGGTGCCTCCGGCAATATCCGATGCCATTCGGCAGGGCGGGGGGGTTCCACGTGGAACGCAGGAATCCCTGACGGGCAAGCAGTATCTCGTTGATATTCCTTCGACCGGAGACACCCTGAGCATCCCGGAATCCGACCTGACGGCTGATTTTGTAGCCAAAAGGATTACAGAAAAGCTTGCACAGAGGAAAGCCGCTCCCGAACGCCGGGCTGTGACCCCTGAAAATTCACGTCGGCGCGAGATCGTGAACCTGATTCGGGATGAAGGCGGGCGGTTGACCAGCATCACCAGGGACAGGACGGGTGCCGATGTCTTTACTTTCGAACTTGGCGGCCAGATACACCGGATGTCCGCCGAACGGGTGCCCCGGGAGATCGGCAGGATCGCCGACGAATACCTGACCCCGAAGCTTGGAGATACGGCCTTCCTGCCCGCAGAGCCTGGCTTGGGCGAGGTCCGCATTGTCGATGACAGCAGCCCGGGCCGATTCACGGTAGAGACGGCTTTCGGCGCCCGCTATGATGTCGGTCGGGACGCCGTCTCGAGGTCTCTTCCCGGAAGAGCAAAACAGCCGGTTCGTACTTTCCCCCCTCCGGTCGCGATGCCGGAGTCTACCGCGCCGCCGCCGGCCCCTGCACCGGCGGCGGCTCCTCCCTTGCGGCCGAAAACATTTGGTCCGCGCGCCGTTGAGGGTGACGAGACGATACTGATTGACCGGGGGAGCTTTAAAAAAGGTGGGGCCACAAAAGAGGAAGGGCGGGTCGGCGAGGCCCCCGCAGAGTTTCAGCTTACGCCGACGGAAGAGAGGCGTGCAAAGACCGGGGCAGAGCAGGAAACCCTTCCCCTGGGCCTTGCTGGAAAAGACCTCCGGGCGCCGGAACGTCCAAATGCCCCCGTTGGAGAGCTTCCCCTGGAGCGGGCGACACGCGAGGCGACGGAGCGCAAGAAGCAGACGGCCCTTGAATTCATCGAGGAAAAGAAGCGCGGACCGATAAGCCGTCCGAAGGCGGAGATCGTCTCTGAAAAGGTGGGGGAATATCAGATCGGAATGACCGAGATAAAGAGCGCCGGGGATGCGGCACACGTGGCCAGGTCAATCATGAAAGACCCGCAGGAGAAGTTTGTCGGCGTCGTAACGGACAAGAATGATAAAGTTCTGTCGGTATATCAGTACGGCCGCGGAACGAAATCTTCGGCGCTCGTTCATCCGCTGGAATTTGCCGGACACGTGCTTAATATCGACGGTGCCGCGAACGTCTGGGCCGTCCATAATCACCCGAGCGGAGAGGTGTCGCCCAGCGCGGAAGACATACTTTTGACCAAAAGGATTGGAAATAATTTGAAAGGCACCCCCGTTGCTCTACGCGGTTCTCTGGTGCTCGGCAAGGACAGGTTCCGAGACATTACGACCGGGCAGGAAGGCGATATTCCGCAGATGGAAATCACCGGAAATGTTCCGGCGGTAGAGCGCAGATTTGCCCGGCACGAAACGATGGGACCGCCATTGACTTCATCGTCGGAATTTTATGAATATGCCCGGAAAGAAATCCCCGAGGGCGGCCTGGTCTTTCTGGACGTGAAAAACCGCCCCCTCTTTACGCTTCCCCTTGAAGACTACACAAAAATCCGGGGAGCGCTTCAAACCGAGATGATGAAAGAGGCGGAGAAGGCGAATGCCTCCGCAATGCTTCTCTATGCTCCCGCGATGAACCCGAACTTTGATGAGCAGCGCTTGGAAAGTTTCAGGGCGCTGAGAAACCTGGCGAACTTCGCGGACATGACAAATATGAAATTGCTTGATGTGGTTTCCGAGATAAAGAGCGCCGGGGATGCGGCACATGTGGCCCAGTCAATCACGAAAGACCCGCAGGGGAAGTTTGTGGTTTCCGGTCCGGGCAACGATCCACAGCGTCAGTATTTTAGTTGGCGAGAGAACGGCATCCTCCCATCCGGAAGTGAATTTGAACTTTATTCCTTCCCCGGCATGGCGCCCAAACAACTTCGGGAAAGCATGGAAAACGCCCTTCACTTTCTCGACACGGTCGGCAAGCACATACCGCCCGGGGTCAAGGACATGATAGAGCGCTTCTTCGGGCTTCCGAATTTTACCGTTGAGAACCACCCCATGCGGAAACCCATCTACGACTTGAATCTGAAGCGCTCGGACAATAGGATAGAGGCCA